TTTCGATGGTCCGTCGGGGAAGTGTGGTTGTTTCTTTTACTTTCGGTGCGCTTTTCTTCCGTGAAAAGAATTTAAAAAGCAAAGCGATTGACCTTATACTGGTGTTAATCGGAATGATATTCTTATATTTGGGGTCTAAAAGTTAAAAAAGGGTCTTTTTGCTCGCTCTATCCCTCATATAGCTTATTATTTCTCTTTTTGTTGTGTTAAAAAGGCAGATGTTACGGAGTTTTTTTCCTAAAGATTTCTATCTTTGTTTTACGAATGATTTACGAAAAAATAAAAAAGGTATGGCAACTGTATCATGGGTAGTATTTAAGCATCATAAAAAATCGGACGGTACATATAATCCCAAAATTCGAATATCACATAACCGAACATCATCGTATATATCAACCCCTATATATACGGATATGGTTAGGTTTAAGAAAAAATCGGCTTCAGGTACTATTACTTTAGAAAAAATAAAAGAAGAGCTTGATGATATAGTGAAGGAGTATCGCCATATTATAAATGAGAATCAAGAGGTTGTTCAGGAATGCGAGACGTCTAAGGATATTGTTTTAATGATTGAAAGACGGAAGAAGCGTAAGGATATAGATTTCATAGAATTTGCTAGACAGCATATCCAGATGACTCCCAATACGGGAACTAGAACAGTTAAGACTACCGGAATAAATGCGCTTTGTCATTTTCTTAAATATAAAAATGGTAATGATAAACTCTCAATAAAAGATTTAACATCTAAATTATTAAGAGAATACGAAGGATGGTTGCGAAAAGAAAGATTAATCACTGTCAGACAAAACAGGACAGCAAAACAAGAGTATAGGACAATTAGAAAACCGGCTTTAAATGATACCGGTGTGCATTCTTATATGGGTGTGATCCAGTCTGTATTTAATGCGGCCTTACTACATTTTAATGACTACGAAAAGGGAGATATTATAATAACTAATGACCCGTTTAAAGTATATACTATCCCGCCAGTCCTGGAAGCTAAGAAAAGGGCTGTAGATGTTGATATAATCAGGAAAATCTATAATTATTCTCCAATAAATAAACGAAAAAGAACTACTACTTTTACCCGTGATATTTATATTTTGTCTTTCCTGTTGGCAGGGATGAATGCGATTGATATGCTTGATTGTCAAATGGTGAACGGTCGAATAGAGTATGAACGCCAAAAGACAAAAGATCGGAGAAAGGATAAGGCTTTTATATCTGTATGCATTCACCCTTTGGCACTCCCCATCATTGAAAAATATCGTGATCCATCTGGAAAGTGTCTATTTGATTTCTATAAAAGATATAGTAATATACGTAATCTGACGAAAGGAATACATCGGGGTATGAGGTCTTTGTGTGAGGAGATTGGGATAGATTATGTTCAATTCTATTCTGCTCGCCATTCTTTCGCCACTATTGCCCGTAATGAATGCGATATAAGTAAAGATGATATATCGCTATGTTTGAACCATTCAGCTGGTAAGACAATAACAGACACTTATATTAAACGAGATTTTTCAAGAATAGACAAAGTGATAAATAAAGTGGCTGACTATGTATTGGGGTGATAAAAAAGCCCGCTTTTAAGACGGGCTAATTGTTGTTATTACATATTCTTTTTTACTAGATCAATATATCCAGGGAAATCTCCGGGATTATTATATAGCTTTTTGGGATCATTTGTCATCTGAATTACTTCCCAGCTTGGCGATATATATATAAGAAATTCGTCCAAAATAACAGCTCCTAATTTATTCTTTCCTCTAAATTTATAATTGTATAAATAGGCTACATCTTCATTGACTTTATCGCCCATCGCATTTTGAATAGAATCTATGCCAATAAGTATTATACTATCTTTAGTTATTGAAGAAGAATAATCTAATCCATAATTGGATGCCCCTTTATTGTTTTCAATGCTTTTTTGGAAGTATTCTTTTCGATAGTTGATATTATCAATATACTTTATAGTATCAATGGCTTCCGCAGAAACAAACTCATAGCTAGACCAATCATTCATTTCTGTTTTCAGTTTGGCTTCTACTACTTCTCTTACTTTTTTCTCGTTTTGATTACCTGATCCCCCACATGAACAAAGTGCAGTGATTGCACATACTAATAAAATGATTTTTTTCATAGTTATTCTTTGTTTTCGTATATATCTATAATTTTAAAATAATCGTCTGTATATTGATATAGATCATCAAGACTTTCAATAATATGTTTTATGTCTTTTTTATTTTCATCTATTGTTGCAACATATTTAGTTGCTGTATTAAAATACATGCGGCATATTGGTTTACGATTGTTGTCATCTAGTAGTACACTAAAATATGTTTGAGCATCTCTATAGACTATTCGTGAAATATCAACTTTTTGTCGGCATATTGCCTTAATGATGCGATAAGCATCTAGTTCTTCTTCAGTAGTAACGATTTTCGAGTCGGATAAAACAGTTTCTTCTGTTTTTATTTCCGAGGGTTCATTTGAAACTTTGTTAGTTTCTGCTTCTTTGTTGTCATTTACTGTTAATGCCCCTTTTAAACGCTCATTAATAATGTCATTAACATGCGATGTTATAGCTCGTTTTACCAAGGGTGTGAATTGGTCTATTATGTTTTGAAGCATTCTGCCATCGTAAACTTTTGTAGCAAACATTTTAACGAAATCAGAACTAGGTGAGGAAAACTCATTTTGTATGATGGTTTTTAATTCACCCATGTACTTTAACTCACTAGCAGAATTTAGAATACTGTTTACGTCAAAATATGATTTATGGAATTTTTTTAGTTCCTCGATTTGGTTATCTCTAATATCTGTAATATCTACTTCTAAGAATGGTTTCTCATCCATTTTATTAGGTTCTTTCAAATCCGTGTAGAATCTGTAAATGATTCCATTCGTTAGTAGTCCGAATTTTGCTTTAGAAACATTGAAATAACGTATTAGTTGATTATCATGAAGGTTAAGATCTTGTTTCCAGTGCTTACATTCAATTAATAAGATTGGCTCATCGTCTTTCATGATAGCATAGTCTATTTTCTCTCCTTTTTTCATACCAATGTCACAGGTCATTTCAGGGAGTACTTCCAAAGGATTGAATACATCATAGCCTAATGCGTTGATAAAAGGCATAATAAAGGCATTTTTAGTTGCTTCCTCTGTTTGAATATTGTCTTTCAATTTTGAAACTCGCTCAGCGAGTTGTTTAATAGCATCTTTAAAGTCCATAGTATTAATTGCTTATGATTTAAAAGTTTATTTCTTCTAAGTTGTTTAAAATGCAGTTGATGTTTTTTGTAAAATATTAAAAATCCGACATACGTCTTTTAAATTAATGGTAAAATTCGAATATTCAGGTGATGGATTCAATGAATGACACGTAATATCTCCTGTTTCGATATTGTGATCTATTATCTCTTTGCATAATATTGTGTCATTTAATACTATAATCCAGAATGGATACTGATTATAGTGTAAACTAGTTGTCCAGTGTACTTTGTCAAGTTCTCTAGCTAATACTAAATCCCCATGAGAAAAGCTTCTTTTGCTATCATCGTCCATGCTATCTCCTTTAATTTCAAAAGCCATATAATTTCCATGACCTATCTTATCCACAATAAATTCTACTTCATCCCATGAATCACGCTCTTGTTGGATAGGTTCACATGTTTCACTTATATATCTAGCATAAGCATTAAAAGGAACAAGTGGAACCCGCATGCGATATTTACTACTACTTAACTCAAAATATTTAATACCAGAACTTGTTTCGAGATATACATCACTTCCTCTAGTTTTTATAGTTAAAGCCTCATGTTTAGCATTATCTTCTATTTGTTTTAGCATTTCGCCCTCACCAGTAATTAGCCAGTTATAATTGAATACATTATTATAAGAGTCATTAAAACGCTCCAAGAAACTTTTAGTGAGATATTTCTCATCTCCATTAAAAGCACGTGAAATATTCGTTTTACTAATTCCCATCTTATTAGCTACGTCCTGCTGAGTATGGGCTTCTCCATTACTTCTTAAATACTCAAAAGCTTTTTTTATTATTTCTTTTTTCATTTATACCAACGAATGTTAGTGTTAAATAACGTTTAAATACTGACAAAAGTTTGTATAATGCTTGCGGTACTAATTTAAGTTAGTATCTTTGCAACATCAATCAATCAATCAACGCAAAGTAACGAAGATTGAGTGAGAAAAGCAAATTTTTTACATAACTAAAAATAGGTAAGACGATGAACGCATTTACATTTTTAACAGAAAACGGAAGATTCAATAACAGTGAGATAATGAAACACGCTCATGTTTTGAAAGCGTATCGTCGTATCTCTTTTAGTGAGGCCTTGAAACAAGCTTGGTTCTTGGCAAAGAGACAGCAGAGAGAATACAGAGAGATTGAAGAGGAAAAGAAATCTTTCAAGCCGGTATTCAATGCAAGCAAGGGAAATGTATTGAAGGCGTTCTTTGCCGGAAATCATGCTGATTATGTAAATCGTGATAGTTCTTGGAAATAAAATATAACCCGTAAAAAGGTAGTCTGATAATCCGACATAAAGCACCTACGACAATCAGCGCTGTGAGTAAGGGAAACCAGTCGGACGGGGAATAAAAGCTTGCGTAGACGTAGAGAATATTCTACGCAAGTACAATTGGTTAGTTCTTTGACAAGTCTGTGAAGCGTAAATACAGCTAAAAATATAACCTGTATTTATGAACGTGCAACGAAGCACTAAAAATAGGAGACACCGTTTTACGGTGGGCATGCTACGATTGGGTAGAAAGCTTTATGAATATTATATAGTCCGAAAAATCGTCTTTATCAGTAAGAAAACGGGGTTAGGCGTCCGTACGCTGATTAAATATATCCCTACTGACAGCTTAAAACTGGCATCCGGTAGTGAGAATCGGGTAGGGCACGTTTCTATAGTGTTTTATGGTGTATGTGATGTACGGTCTGTGAAGATAGTACATCTTTTTGGTATTAGTAGTAAATGACAAGTCCCGTACCTAACATGGTGCGGGCAAACGGGCGGTTGTGTTTCGTGGCTGAAACTGCGGTGAGGTGCACCAATAATCCGTGAGGCTGGTTCGACTCCAGCACTGTCCACAATAATAATCAAATAATTAATCTTATGACAAAAGGAATTAAAACAATAACAGGAGATTGGGTAAATTCTATCTCTAAATTGAAATTAGGAGAAGTAGTTAGAATACCTGATGAAAGCTATGATTGTGTTATGAGTTCGGCTCGTTATCGGTTAAAAAGAAAATATAAGGTACTGATAGAAAGAGAGGGTGAAAAGGAAGTCATTAAAGGATTTAAGTACTTTAAAATAAAAAGGACTGCATAATGGAACCTTTATCGCAATGTGAGTACCAAGTAGCTTATGAAGTAGCCAAAGGGCAAACCCCTGATGAAATAGCCGATTTTCTTAAAAAGTCGGTTTGGACGATAAAAGCGCAAATACGGGACATTCATAAGAAACTAGGCATTAATAACAATGTCGAGCTTACTTTATATATGCTATGTGATAGGGCAAAAAGAAATTTCGATTTGAAAAAAATACGAAAGCATGGAATTGAAATTTTCTTTTCTGTGTGGTTCTTAATATTGGCTATAACTCCTAATTTCCAAATGGATATGAGAAGGTTAAGAATGCGTTCCAGTGCTCGAATATCGGCAAGGGCGATTAGACCTAAAAGAGACAGTGATTTGATGTTCGCTGCCTAATATTAACTATAAAAATATGTTCTATGAAAACAATTCATAAAATACAGAATGTAATTGCGGTCATTGCTTTAGGAATGTCTATGCATTTAGCAACGCAATTGGAAATAACTACCAAAGAGACTATATCAGCCGCTATAATGGTAGTTCTCACTATAGTAATGTTACTAGAAAGAAGCTCTAAGGAAATTCATCAAAAAGAATAGGAGGGTATATGGATGATCCCATTATTAGCCAAGCTATACAAATAGGCATTAAATTTGGCATTGAAGCATATAAGAATGAAAGAAATGCAAATCTCAAAAATAAAAAAATTCTTATATGTAAATCCGATGCGGAAGACCGTTTCGGAAGCGGAGTTCTTAGAAATTTAGAGAAAAGGAAACTTATATATCCTTATCAATTTGGTATTGAGGAAGTAGTGGATGAAGAAGGAGAACCAATCAAAAAAGCAAAAGGATATATTTATTATAAACTATCCGATCTAATAGAGGCGATAGAAAAAGGCAATATTCTAAAATGCCTTCAAAAGCATAAATAACCATTCATTTATTAATTAACCCAATGCCGACACCCCAGGATGTCGTAGAGTGCAAGCCTCTGTATTTGAGTTATACATGTTCTATATCCTAGTGTCCGTTGGTTCGGTATCTAGGAACTAAATTTTGATGCAATAAACTTTTCGGGAAGCGTCGGTTCGTGAGGATAGGCGCTTTATTTATTTTGATTAACCACTTTAATAATATATAGTTATGAGTCTTATTAAGAAAAGTAATGAATTAGTGATTCCGTCAACCATTAAGATGATGATTTACGGACAGGCAGGTATGAGAAAGACTACAACTGCTTTGAGCGCTCCGAAACCGTTATTACTAGATTTTGATAATGGTGTAAAACGTGTAAATATGTCCCATTTAAATGGAGTGGATATTGTACAGATAACATCTTGGAATGATGTTCAACAGGTATTGCAAGAGGATTTATCAGTTTATCAGACCATAGTAGTAGATACTATTGGAAAAATGATGGATTATATTATCTCCTATAAATGTGGAACTCGTCAGCCGCAGATAAGAGACTGGGGTGGTATCAATCAAGAGTTCAGCGGATTTGTTCGGAACCTTTCTAACTTGAACAAAAATATAATCTTTGTCGCTCACCGTGACACAAGAAAAGAGGGTGACGATACAGTATTCATTCCTGCATTGCGGGAGAAATCATATAACTCTATTGTTACTGAATTGGATTTACTGGGTTATATGGAAGCTAAGAATGAAAACGGAAAAGTAAAATGTACAATAACCTTTGACCCTACTAACCGTAATGACGGTAAGAATACCTGCAATCTTCCATCAGTGATGGAAGTTCCTACCAATTTGGATGCTAACGGAAATCCTACAGCAAAGAATGATTTTATCACTACGCAAGTAATTAACCCTTATCTTTCTATGTTAGCTCAAAAGAAAGCAGAGAGCGATAAATATAATAAGGTGATAGAAGAGATCAAAGAAAGCATCGAGTTCATTACTGACGCAAATTCTGCCAATAATTTTGCTTCTCATATTAATGAGTTTGACCACATTGGTAGCTCTTTGATGATGGCTCGTAATCTCTTTGCTGCAAAGGTTAAATCATTGGGGCTTACTTACAATAGCGAAACTAAAACGTATAGTGATGCAGCAGCCTAAGTATCGCTTCTATGCAACTATCCTTGATGCTTTTTGGGGGTATTTGAATAGTGATATTGTTTGGGAAAAGTACTGGGGATGGAGTGAAAATCCTCCCCATACCCCTGAAGAATTTCACGAGTTGCAGTTTCAAGAACTGATAGATCGGATCAACCGCAAGCCGTTCGATAGTGAAGCAGCAGACAAAGGCACTTGCTTTAATGAATTGGTAGATGCTTTGGTTGAAAATCGATTTACAAGAGAAATGTGGGTAGCGGAACATGATGATAATTACTTGGTTCGTTACAAAGAACAAACATTCTCTTTTCCTATTTCTCTTTGCCGTGAGTTTGCTGATTATTTCAAAGGTGCATTAACACAGCAGAGGGTAGAAGCAATCCTACCGACCGCATACGGTAATGTTTTGGTTTATGGTCTAATTGATGAACTGATGCCTACCAGTGTTCATGACATCAAGACAACCGGCAGTTACACTGTAGGGAAATTCAAAGACCATCACCAGCATTTAGTTTATCCGTATGCTCTTATGCAGAACGGGTCAGATGTGCGAACGTTTGAGTACAACATCGTAGAGTTTAACAAGGGCGGTTATGTGGTAGATACCTATACGGAAACATACGTTTTCAACCCGGAACGTGACATACCTATTCTTACTAATCATTGTGAGGAGTTTATCCGGTTCTTGGAAGAAAACAGAAGTTTAATCACTGATAAAAAAATATTTGGAGGAGAAAATTAATGGCAAATCAAATAACTGGAAGAATTATTGAAATTGGACAAACCATTCAAATTCCATCCAAAAATGGTGGATCTCCATTTACCAAACGGGAATTTATTTTAGATGCTACCACCTACGACCCTTATACGGGTGAGCGTAGTGAGTATGAAAACATTCTTCCTTTAGAGTTCTCGGGTGATAAATGTGCAGAACTTGACCGTTTTAGTCATGGAGAGGTCGTTACTGTATCATTCATTTTACAGGGACGTTCATGGACGAACCTGAATGGAGAACTTAAACGTATGGTATCTATTCGATGCTACAAAATAGAAGGACGTAGCGGTGTATCACAATCCCCACAGAGTACACCAGTGCAACAATCAGCACCGCAGCAGACTTATCATCAACCCCAGGATTTTCCGCCTCCGGTTGATGATAATGGTAATGCAAAGGACGATTTGCCTTTTTAGTGTATGCTATTCAATCTTAAAAACGAATATGACATACCGAAGTTTAAAGAATATGTGAATAGACTGTTTAAAGAGCGTGCGGTAGTCGAGGTGAAGAAGAAGCTACCTAATCGCACGCTCGCTCAAAACTCTTATTTACATCTTCTTTTAGGGTACTTTGGTAGTGAATACGGTTGCAGCCTTGACGAAGCTAAAGTAGACTTCTATAAAAGGACTTGTAACCGTGATCTGTTTGAACGAAAGACGATTAATAAGGCTGGTAAAGAAGTAACCTATTTGCGCAGTTCAGCCGAACTGACAACAGGTGAAATGACTTTATCTATTGATCGTTTTCGTAATTGGAGCATTGCACAGGCTGGTATTTATCTTCCGGCTGCTAATGAGCATCAAATGCTGATTTATGCACAACAAGAGGTTGAGAAATATAAGGAGTTTATTTAATTCCAAATAACAGCTATTTGGAAGTTTTGAAATAAAAATAGAGCAAATATGAGTAAACAGTCAGAAAACAGAGAAAAGCAAGGCTTTCAGAAGAAATGTCCATGCTGTAGCAATTGTCTTCACTTTACAAGTGAAATAGTGAAAGAACCTTGTATTGTTCCCGGAAGTTATTGGGAGCGTGAGAAGAATCTTCGTTGTGGTATTGGTGGTTTCAAAATTGGAAAATCAAACTGGTGCCAGGAACATAAGTTTGGTGAGAATAATGCGAAAAACTAAAGTAATCCATGTCTACCTGATCTTCGAAAAGCGGAACTATTACTTCAGTTAGGTAACGGGTATCTTCCGGCATTTATCCGAAGACCAGATCGGCATTAAACAAAGCACATTATCTCACAATACGGAGAACACTATCGTAACCGGTAGAGCTATAATCCGCAAGAGTGAGCTGTTGAGATAGCTTTGTTAACCTTTTTACCCCAGCCTGCCAGTCTGTGAAGATTGGTGGGCAACATGGAGAGGTGGCGGAATTGGAAACGCCTAGTTATGTAAGGTTGATCGCCAGACATTCCGTTTAATACGGTGCGGCTCTTGAAGTATCATTCCCGGTTCGAATCCGGGCTTTTCCACATGAAAATAACAATAACCAAACAAGACAAGACTACCAGACAATAGTCCGGTGCTTGAAAACGTCAGAAATCCTCATAAGAGGGTACAATTTGAGAGATGAAGATATGATTCGTAAAACTAGAAAGAAACTTCAAAGAAATTATGAGAACCGTAGAAATAATGACAGAGGTTGAAGTAGACCTCGACGATTACGTTGATGAAATTCTTGAAGAGTGCGAAGACGAGGATTTGATTGATGAAATTGAGAAGAGAGGACATAGAGTTTATAGAAAAGAGCAGCGTATAATCCCTTTTCCAAATAATTCTATAGAGTTTAAATCTCCAGAAGATTTAAGAAGATTCTTGTGTGATATAGCAGGTGTAGGATATTATACGAGTAACGAAACGCTTCTCAATGAGATAAAATCAAAATTGTCATGACATTCGAAGAAATGAAAGCCCAGTATTGCGGAAAGAGCATCCGCAAGAAGCCAAGCCACGAAGAAGACGATTTGCAGACAAGGGCAGTAGCTTGGTTTGATAGCCACTACCATGTGTATAAAAAGCTATTGTTTCATCCGAGTAATGGAGGCAAGCGTAATGCCATAGAGGCAGCCAAATTTAAAAGAATGGGTGTCAGGCCTGGCGTTGCTGACTTAATGCTTATTATCCCTAACAGGTTTTATCCTTATATGTGTATAGAGCTTAAAAGTAAGAAAGGGAAGCAATCAGAACATCAGAAAGACTTTCAGAGGATAGTTGAGCTAGCTGGCGCAAAGTATGTTATCTGCCGGTCTTTGGAAGAGTTTATAGCTGTAGTAACTGATTATTTGAAATGAAACTGTAATATGAAATCAATTAAAGAAGTAATCAAGGAGATAGAACACATCCCGAAGTGCCCCAGAAGTGGAGAAGTTAACCTTTACTACCTAATAATGTTACATAAATCAGACTAGGATGGGACAAGAAATAAAAAGGAAGTCTTTTGTTTTTAATATAGAATGGCAGGAAGTGTTGATGGATTATCCACCGGAGGTCAGACTTGAAGTGTACGATGCAATTATAGAATATGTTGCATCGGGGACACTGTCGGAGCTGAAACCGTTGGCTAAAATGGCATTTTCTTTTATTAAAAAACAAATAGACTACAACAATGATAAATACGATGATATTGTTACAAAAAGAAGCGAAGCTGGGAAAAAAGGTATGGCTAGTCGCTATCAAAAGGTAACAAACGTAACAAGTGATAACAAAAATAACAAATGCTATCAAAAGGTAACAAACGTAACTATATATGATAATGATAATGTAAATGATAATGATATTAATAAAGAATCTACTAACGTAGATAAGAAAGAAAGTCCTCCTAAATCCGATTATGAACGATTTAATGAATGGATCAAAGAACATACTCCTAATGTTCTTAAACTCCAAAGACAAATAACGGAAGAGGAATTTCTGAAACTAAAAAAGAAGTATTCATACGATCAGATAGTTGATATACTGCAAAGCATGGATAATTACAAGGATGCTCCGAAGAAGTATACCAGCGTATATCTGACGTTTTTAAAATGGGCTAAGAAAGAATATGGAAGTTAACGTGCAATTACGTGACGAAGATGCCGAAAAGCTAGTGTTAGGCACTATAATGACAAACCGTGATGCTCTTGAAGAAGTGAGGGAGATGTTGAGCAAAGAATGTTTCTATAACTCCTTTCATCAGGAAATCTATAAAGCAATTATTCAGGTCGCATCTTCTGGTGACAGACCGGATATGGTTACGGTAAAGAATAAGATGGTCGCTAACGGAATTAAGTTTGAGCCATATCAGTTTGTAAGCATAGCTTCTAACCAAACGTTCGATTTGGGACAGTATGCCGCTCGTCTCCATGATCTTGCCATCAGGCGGAAATTTTATGAGATCGGGCAATATCTTGTTTCAAACTCATATACTGAAGCGGAGGATATATTAGACGTAACAAATGCCGTCTCCGATCAGCTATCCTCATTATTCAAGTCAAGCAGCAGTGTTATCTCAACGATAAACGAAGGTCTTGAAAGTGTGTATCACATGATAAACGAGAACTTGAAAGGAGGCAAACCTTTAACCGGTACTCCTACGGGATTTGAGAAGATAGACAATAAATCCGGAGGGCTTCAAAAATCGGACTTGATAATCATTGCCGGTGAGACTAGTCAGGGAAAAACATCATTAGCGGTATCTATTATGCGAAATGCGGCATCTTTAGGTGCTAAGGTAGCCATGTATTCGATGGAGATGAAAAAAGAGCAAATAACGGCTCGTATTCTTTCCATGGAAAGCGGAGTGCCGGCAAATGAAATCATGTATTCCCGTTTGACAGAATCCCAGTTGCAATCTGTAGACATGGGAATCGGTAAGATATCTGGAAAGGGTATTTATTTTGATGATCGTAGTACCTCCAATATTGACACTA